GCCAGTTTCGAATAATGATTGATACTCTTTATCCTTTGCTTTTGATGTTGAAGCAGTCCAGAGTACCATTTTTGGTTTTATGTGACTAGATAAATGTATTGGTATTTCTTGAGTAAACCAATTGTTATAAACACCTTTAGGTGCTATAATTAACGCCCCATTTATTTTACCTTTATCATATAGCATAGCCATATTATCAACAAGCACTTTAGATTTGCCTGTACCCATCTCCATAAAATAGCCATATTGTTTTTTATCCCACGACTTATCTAATGCCTTCAACTGATGGTCGTAAGGTTTAGTCTTAAATTTATAATTAATCATTTTTTTCTTCTTTCTAGTTGACAATTATATAAATACTATTATATAAACTGTCAAGAGAATTATAGAATGAAGAATAAAATTTTTGAATTGTACAAGCCAAAATCTTTAGCGGATTTTTTATCTTTTAAACAAGAGAATCCTAAAGAAAATTTTGTTTATGTATTACAACATCCACCTGCAAATATAAATATTTTAGGTGCTTCTGATTTCGGTTATCTTGTAATATGTTTGCCTAACTTTGGTCCAGATTCACAGATAATATTCTCATCAAGTCCATTTGTATTTAAGATGCAAAAGAATTTAAAAGATGTAAGACAACAAGATTATGTTCTTTTAACAGGAGATCCTGCAGTAATAGGTATCTCTTGCGCGATTGTAAGTGATTATACAAGTGGTAAATTTAATCTCTTGAAATGGGATCGACGAGAGGCTAAATACTATCCAATAAATTTCGATCTCTATCAGAAAGGATAATATAATGAGTGACGAAAAAGTAAAAGTATTCACAGGTAGTGGGTCCTTTAATATACAAGATGAAATGTTAAAAGATTCTAAAGATCTTTTAGACAATGTAGAGGTAACAACTATTGCACAAGAATGTGTAAGGTTAAAACAAAAAGAAGATGAACTTGTAAATCTAGAAGAACAAGTCAAAAATAAAAAAGAAGAAATAGACGAGATCAGTTCTCGTATTATACCAGAATTATTAGCAGAGCAGGGATTGTCAGCAATTAAATTAGCTGATGGTTCTAATGTATCTGTTAAAAAAGAATTTAGGTGCACTCTTCCAAAAGATGAAACAAAAAGAGAGCAAGCCTATAAATGGCTTCGTGACCAAGGGTTAGGAGATATTATTAAAAACAATATCTTTGTAACATTTGGAAAGGGAGAAGACGACAAGGCAAAACAATTGTTGAACCTTGCAGCTGAAAATGGATTTGATCCGCAACAGAAATCTGATGCGGCTTGGAATACATTGACAGCTCTATTTCAGGAGCGTGTTGAGTCCGGGCTCGACATGCCTTCTGATATCTTTAATACATGGATTAAAGATAAAACTAAAATAACCCGGAAATAATGGAGAAACAATAATGAGTAATGAAGTAATGAAAAAAGACACTGGATCACTTGCCTTGTTTGGTGATGATGCAGCTAAAGGTTTTGAAAACATGACGCAAGAAGATATGGCGTTACCGTTTGTCAGAATCTTGGGACAGCTTTCACCACAGGTAACTGATGGTGATGCAAAGTATATAGAAGGTGCCAAACCTGGCATGATCTATAATACTGTTACCAGCGAACTATACGATGGTAAAAAAGGTATCAAGGTTATTCCTTGTTACTACAAAAAAGATTACCCAGAGTGGTCGGATAGAGGGGACGGACCAGGTGCTCCAGTCGCAGTTCACCTACCGAACAGCCCGGTAATTGCAACAGGTAAGAGAGATGGCTCAAAGATTAGATTACCAAATGGTAATTATCTTGAAGAGACAGCATCTTACTATGTAATGATTGAGACAAAAACAGGTGGTTATACTCCTGCTTTGATTACAATGAAATCAACTCAATTAAATGTCAGTAAAAAATGGAATTCTATGATGAAAACCATACAAATACCTGATGGAAAAGGTGGATTTGCTATCCCACCTATGCATGGAGTTGTGTATAACCTAGCATCTACGCTACAAAAGAACGATAAAGGTTCTTGGTATGGATGGGTGGTTACGCAAGACAGAATTATGGGACAAGACGACAAGACTTTGTATTTAAATGCAAAGGATTTTGCCGGTAATGTATCCAAAGGAAGCGTGCAAACAAAAGCAGATGTGGAAGAGACATCTTCTGATAGTACTCCGTACTAGAGGAAATATGGGGCGAAGGCAACTTCGCCCTTTACAAAGAAAGAAAAAATGATAATGCATAAATTTAAAACAATATTTTCAGGATTAGAAATCGCTTATGGACAATATCAACCCGGTGAGCGAGGCAGCAACGGAAAGCAACAAGGCAAAGCTTTTATTGTTCGTCAAGACGTCACCGATGAACTCTGGACAAATCACCTCGAAGGAAAAGGCCCAGCCTTGGGCATCATCCCCATTACGGAGAACAATGATTGTAGGTGGGGGTGTATTGATATTGACGAATATAACTTTGATCATACTAGCTTCATTAAAAGTATTAGGGATCTTAAACTACCTCTCATAGTCTGCCGTAGTAAATCAGGCGGAGCTCACGTATTTTTATTTACAAAAGAAAACATTCCTGCATCTTTGATGCAATCAAAATTAAAAGAAATGTCTATCATACTTGGGTATGAAGGATCAGAAATATTTCCAAAACAAACAGAGATACTTGTGGAACGTGGGGACACAGGTAATTTTTTAAATTTACCCTACTACAATGATACGAAAGGACTACGATATGCGATTGATGATAACGGTAATGCTCTTACACTTGAGCAGTTTTATACTGCGTATGATAAGTTTAGTTGCACCAGAGGAGATGTTGAAGGAATTCGAGTTGCAGAAAAGAAACGAACAGAGGCCTTCCCCTTGGGACCGCCATGTTTAAATAAACTAGCAACAACAGGATTTGGACAAGGGTCCAGAAATAATGCTTTGTTTAACATAGCAGTATTTTATAAACAATCAGAACCAGATACATGGGAAGATAAAATAGTAGAAGCAAACTTAAAGTATATGGACCCACCTTTGAGTAATAACGAAGTACAACAGTTAATTAAATCTGTTAATAGAAAAGGTTATGACAAATATAGATGCAAGGATGCGCCAATTAATTCTGTATGTCAATCAGGATTATGTAGAACAAAAAGATTTGGTGTTGGATTTGGTGAAGAAGAAATGCCAGTCCTTGGAAGTTTAACAAAGTATACTTCTAATCCTCCGCAATGGTTTTTAAATGTAGATAAAACTAGAATAGAATTAAAATCAGAACAACTTTATAATCCAGGTATGTTTGCACTAGCATGTTTAGATCAAGCAAATAAAATTGTACCTGTACCAAAACCAAAAGATTGGAAACAACATTTTTTAAAACCAATGATGTCTAACTTACAAGAAGTAGAACCATTGGAATCTTTAGATCCTATCAATGAACTAACAGGACTCTTGCAAGACTGGACAACCAATAGACAATCAGCAAGAACTAAAGACGATATCTTTAATAAACTACCATACACAGAAGATGGCTTTACATATTTTAGAATGGAAGACTTTTATGCATTCTTAAAAAAGAATAACTGGGACATGGATAAAATTAAAACAGGTAACTTAATTAAAAGACTAGAAGATATTTTTGTAGAAGAGTGCAGATTAAGAGTAAAGACTCAACAACCAAGAGTAATTAAAATTAAAACAATGAAAAAAATTGATGCAAGTGTATCACCAGTTAAATATCAAGAGGAGGTATTTTAATGTCTAAACCAAAAACTTATGACAGAGATTTAGGAAAAAATTGGCATTTAAGATTTAGATTAATAATACAAGAACTAACAGAAGAGTTAGAACTTACACAAGTACAGCTGAAGATAGCAGAAAGGAAACTGAAAAAGTATGAAGACAATAATACTAGGTCCACCAGGGACCGGAAAGACAACAACGTTGTTAAAATTAGTCGACGACTTTATACAAAATGGGATAAGACCTAAACAGATAGGTTACTTTTCATTTACAAAAAAGGCAGCAACAGAAGCAGCAGACAGAGCTGCAGATAAATTTGGTTTAGATAAAGAAAACGATCTACCATTTTTTAGAACTTTACATTCATACGCATTTAATCAATTGGGTATGACCAAAGAAAAAATGATGAAGACAGAAGACTATAAAGAATTTGGACAAAAATGTGGCATACCTATTAAGACTGCAAAGTATTCTAGCGAAGATGGTACATTTAATTCAGACAATGAGTATCTTACAATTATAAATACAGCACGTGTAAAACGTATGGATTTACT